GACGGGACCGGGGAATCCTGAAGGCGCTTGCGCTCAACGGGATTCCTTCTTCCCGCTACGGGGTGTGGTGCAAGTGGTCGGCGAAGTTCGACTGGGTGAAGCGCTGCGGCGCCTACGACACCTATCTCGATAGCCTGAAGCGCGCGGAACGCGAACGGGAATTCGCCGAGCGCGAGAAGATGTATCAGCGGATTACCGAGAAGGTCTTGAGCATCGTGGAGAAGCGACTCGAGAAGTTCGACCCCGAGGAGCTGAGCCAGGTCAACGTGATGGATTGGCTCAAGAACTCGATCGACATCGAGCGCGCCCTGTTCGGCAAGAGCGACTCGGGCGACGGGGAAGAGGGCAAGGATTTTACCGGGCAGCTCGAGATCAATTTCGTGAACGACTTTGAAGGGCTGTGATGATCGCGCTACTTGATTCCGTTTTCCGGCCAACGAGGGTACAGCGCGCGGCGCTTCGTCTCCTGAAAGCGGGCGCGAAGCACATCCTCCTTTTCGGGGGATCGCGAAGCGGAAAGACGACGATCCTCGTGATCGTCATCATCTACCGCGCGGTTCGGTACTCGGGGTCGCGGCACTTGATATGCCGCCTGCGGACGAAGGACGCGCGAAGCTCCGTCTTGCATGAGACCCTCATTCCCTGGCTTGAGAAGATAGTCGGGAAGAACCGATTCACGTATGTCGTTCACGACAATTACATCAATCTTTTGAACGGATCGGAAATTTGGATTGGCGGGCTTGGCGACAGGGAACAGGTCGACAAGATCCTGGGGCACGAGTACAACACGATTTACTTCAACGAGGTGAGTCAGATTTCATACGCGGCGGTGAACGTCGCGTATAGCCGTCTTGCGATGAACATACCGGGATGCAGGAACCTGTTCCTGTATGACTGCAATCCGGCGAGCCCGATGCACTGGGCGTACAAGGTGTTCATCAGGAAGATCGAGCCAAGAACCGATACGCCGCTTCCGAAGCCGGAACTGTACGCTTCGATGTTGCTGAATCCGCAGGACAACGCGGAGCATTTGGCCGCCGACTACATCGAGGATATCCTCGATACGATGCCCGAGAAGCAGAAGGCGCGATTCAGGGACGGGCTCTGGGTAAAGGCCGAGGGCGTCGTTTACGAGAAGTTCAGCGAGGAGATGATTCTCGCGCCAGAGGATATGCCTGATAGATATGATTTCGTGACGGCGGGGCAGGACTTCGGACTTAACATAACGAACGTGAAGGTCGGATGGATCGGCGATACGGTGTACTTGATCGCCGATCACGGTGCGTACAACGTTCCGACGAGAACCTTCAACGAGGAATTGATCGAGCTGGGCTGGTACCGGGACGCGGACGGAACAACGGGAGTTTTTCCCAATTTCTGCGATCCGGCGGGTGGGGAGAGGATACAAGAGATTACCGGCGGCGTGAAGGCGAACAACTCCGTGGAGCCGGGAATCGATTACATAAGCGCGCTCATGGAACGGGGAAAGTTCTACGTGAGCGCGGCCTGTACGGGCGTACTGCTCGAGATCAGCGACTACGCGCGGGATGAGTCGAATCAAATCGTGAAGGTGAATGACCATTACATGGACGCGATGCGATACGCGATCTTCAGCCATGTTCAGTACGGGGTCGTGTGCGTGTGAGTCGCGTAAATATGGTGCAATAATCGCTCGAAAGTGACGAAATAAGAAGGAGCTAACAATTAAAAATGTACTAAACCACCCTACAGGAGGAGCCTGCCAATTCTCGAAAGCCCGCGTCGGAAACGGTACACAGAAGGAGTGTCGGGCCTGATGCGCGTTGGAAACTTTCTGTCCGGGATACGAAAAGCGCTCGAAGGTTTTTCTGTTGCGGCCCAAAAAGCGGATGAAGACCCCTGGGGTAACGATCCTCTTTCTGAGGCAATGCAAGGACCCGGATACCACGATTACTATTTGACCCATGCATGGGTCAATATCGCGATCGGTATTCTCATGCGAAACATTGGACGGACGGAGTTCACTATCGTCAAAAACGGCAAGCCCGTAGTCGACGGCCCCGTGGTGCGGCTCTTCAGCGAACCGAACCCGCGCTTGAGCGGATTCGATCTCTGGAAGGAAACGGGCGCGTGGTGGTCTCTCGAAGGCGAGGCCTTTTGGTATTTCGGTAACGACTACGCGGGAGGATTGCCCGAGGCAATCCATATCCTGAATCCCCGCCGAGTTACCATGCGCGTCGAGGATGGGCGGGTCGTCCGCTGGTTCTACTCGAGCGACGCCGACATAGTCCCGATCCTGCCCGACGAGGTGATTCATTTCCGCGACTGGAATCCGTGGAATCCCTGGCGGGGCGTATCTCCGCTCGTCTCCCTCAAATATGAACTCGATCAGGATTCATGGGCAAACCGATCAAATACCGACCTTCTTAAACATAACGCGATTCCGCAGGGAATACTCAAGACCGATCAGCTTATCCGGGAGGAAGAGGCCGATCTGATCGAAGCCCGATGGGAGCGGAAGTACGGCAAGGACTCGAAGAACCGGAAGATCGCGGTGATAGGGAAGGGGACTGAATTCAAGCCCCTGACCTTCTCGCCGGACGTTCTGAAGCTCTTCGACCTGAAGCGATGGAATCTCTACACGATTCTCGCGAAGTACGGTATCCCTCCACGGGTGGCAAACATACAGGACGCGAAGGCGAACCTTTCGGGCACCGATACCGAGAACCAGCACGCGGCGTTCTGGAAATACACGTTAATTCCCGTACTCAAGAACTTCGAGATGGTAGTGGAAACGCAGTTTTTCAGGCGATTCGCGCTCAATGAGCGCGGAAAGTTCGATCTTTCTTGCATACCTGAATTGCAACGAAGCGAGGACGAACAGTCGAAACGCGACATTGCCGAAATCAATGCCGGCCTTAAAACTATTAATGACGTCCTCGCCGAACGCGGCAAACCTCGAAAAAACTGGGGCGATACCTGGTATCGCCCGGGGAACGTCGTTCCCGTAGATTACACTAATTCGGAACCATGAGGAACCTGACATGAAAATACAGAAGGTCGTGATGGTTGGTTTCAGCGAGAGAACAAAATTGATCTTTGCACCGTTATTGAAGCAGCTGTATCGCGTAGAAAGCTTTGTCTGCTGCAGGACAATAGATGAACTTACCGAACATACGGATATGGTAGACTCCCTGTTTATGAGCGCCTCCTATCTCGGGTTTGAGTGCGAGTCCATTATTTCCCGGATCAGGACCATGAGACCGAGGGTTCAGATCGTCGTTCTCGCCATGCATTCAATGAGCAACTACATCGGCATGTACCTTATACGATGCGGTGTCGATATACTCTTCGCGAACGTCGACGACTCGAATGAGTTCATGAAACTTCAGGACGCCGTCGAGAACAATCTCAAGTACTACCCGCCGAACGTGCGCGAGGCGTTCAATGACTCAAACCTCAATTCAATCGAGAGACATATCAAGATGCCCGCGCGGGAAACCGAGTGCCTCAATCTCACGATGAAGGGATTGTCGGTAAAGGAGATCGCCGAGGAGATGAACATCTCGATTGGTAGCGTGGGGAATCTGCGTAAGCGAACCATGCAGCGTATCGGCGCCCACTCGTTCATCGAGATGGTTCACCTTGCCTTCATCTACACGTTCTCGACGAAAGGAGGGTGCGAATATGTTGTATAGAACCAAGAGTTTCCCCGGTTATGTATCCGCCGATCGAAAGGCCTTCACTGAATTCCTGAAGCTGCAAACGGGCGAGAGCGGAAAGCTGAAAGAGTCCGTAGAGCTCGTGATGGCAGGGTATCTCGCCAAGCAAGCAGACGCCGATGGCGCTTGGCTTCCCTGGGTGTTCTCGACCTACGACAATGACCGCTTCGACGAGCGCGTCGATCCCGCAGGATGGGAGCTTGACCGCTATAAGGAGAACCCTGTGGTTCTCTGGGCACATTGCCATTCGATACCGGCGATCGGTCTCGCGGACAGCCTGACCGCCACTGACAAGCTCGCAGGGCGCATCAAGTTCAACGCGAAGGAGATCGACGAGTTCGGCTGGTCGATCGGAGAGCGTGTGAAGGCGGGCGTGATCCGCGCGGGAAGCGTCGGGATGCTCGTGAAGGAGATCGAGTGGATCGACCACAAGAAGAACCCGGAAGAGCCTTGCGATCTTATAATCAGGAAGCAGGAGCTTCTCGAGTTTTCAATATGTAACGTACCTGCGAATCCCTTCGCCTTGCGCGATGAGGATATGCAGATGCAAAAACGAACCGGCGCCCCTACCGCCCGTTCAGTTCAAGGCGGCTATTGGCCGCTTTCCATCATTAACTGAAACGGAGGACAACATGGGAGACGTGATGCTTCAAACCCTCACGGACAAACTGAAGGGCATGAAGCGCGTGGAAAAGACCGGTTTTACGACCGAGGAAGCGGCGGCCGACTACTTC